GGTATCATCGGTGAAGTGCGATTTCTCGCTCAGCAGCGGAAAATCCTTGTGCTTGTAATTGTTGTGGTCAAATTCATTAGGATAAACATGATAACTATATCAGAAGGGGCATCCCGGTTCCTGCCTTCTTTCTGTTCTGCCGCCGTTTCGTGCATAATGCCGCAAAAAGCGTCATTCTTAAAAACTTTTTGCCATAAATTGCCAGATTTTACTTGACATTGTCCCTTTTAGGGTCTATAATGAGGGTACAAGAGAACGCTATGACCCAAAACAGGTAGGAGGACAAGAATATGTTCAAGAAAATCGTGAAAGCCATCGCCGCCATCAAGACCGAGAACGACCGTGACGATTGCTACTGGCAGATTGACCGTGCGTTCGAGGAAGAGCGCATCTCCTTTGAGGACCATGAGCTCCTCTACGGTCTGGCCGGTATGGTTGAGGTCGCTTAATTTTTTTGCTTTCGTGTGTCCCTTTTGGGGACGTCAAGCAAGTAGTAAGACCCGTTTCGGGTAGGAGGTTTTTATGGAGCTCTACAAGTACACCGGCAGCGTAGCTGTCCTGACCGTTCGCTTCGGCAAGGCCGAGACCATCACCCTCTACGACAGCTACGACGACAGCGTCGCTCCGGTTCGTCTTGATGTGCGCGGCGCTCTCGCCGAGTACATCAAGAAAATCGAGGGCACTGACAGCGAGGAGCGGTACATGAATCTCGACTGGTACTACGACTTCAATATGCTGCTCCGGCGCATTGAGGTTCCGGGCGTCCCGTCCGAAAAGTTCCAGATGACCGGTGTCCCGGCCAAGGTTCTGACGCAGACCCGCAGCAATCCGGACGAGCTCGTCTGCTTCGGTTGCCCCGATTTCATCAACACAACCAAGCCGGTCTCGATGGGGGCCGATGATTACCAGAACTTCCTCATGTGGAAGCGTGAGAACAGAGATTAAGGAGGTGCGCGTTATGACGCAGGTAAGGTATTTCGGGTTCGTCAAGGCCGAGGAGCCTTGGACGGGTAACCAGTTCAAGATGTACGCCGGAAAGAACGGCTCCACGTTTGGGAGCAAGGTTCCGGCCGGTTCTATTGTGGAGTGCGGTTACAAGAGCATCAGCTCCGCCGACAGCGCAGCGAGAGAGTTGAAATCCCGCTGCGAGAAGATGGGTCGCAGGGTTTTCTGCTGGGGCTACGAGAGCGTCGCAGAGGCGCAGTAAAGGAGGGTTCGTATGAAGTTTATCCACATTCGCAACCGTGCATATGACCGCTATGTGCGGGAGGACAACGAGGTCTGCCTCGAGCAACGCATGGTCCGCATCAATGGCCGCTTCTGCTGGCGGTGGTGTGTGTACGCCGACTGCGGTGGAAATGTCGTCGAGATGTTCAAAACCCTCAAGGCTGCAAAGGTCGCCTACTCCGATGTGCTCGCCTGATGATGGCCCTGTGGCAAGGGTCGAAACCATTTTGCCGTCTTTGACAAGATGGTCGCGGGAGCCAAACCGCAAAGGAGTGTCAACTATGAAAACGAAGTCCTACAAGGCAACTTTCTTCCGCCACAATCCCCAGCTCAAGAATGGCGGTTACGTCACCGAGCGTAAGATTGAGGCCGTCTCGCTGCCCTCTGCTCGCAAAAGAGCCCGCGAGATTTCCGAGCACTGTGTATACGGCAGCATGGAGCTGCTCGACATCGAAATGGAGGCATAAGAGATATGACCGTTCTTGAGCGTTTGAAAGCTGCCGGGTATGACCCGGCCGTGTCCCTGTTCCCTGACAGTATCGGGAACGCCGGTTCCATGGAGTGTGAGCGCATCCAGATTCGCACGTTCTTCTGCCGCCCCCGTGAGAACGAGGCCGCCATCGGGGTGACCGCAACAGCGATGACCCACTTCTCTGACGGCTCGACCCGTCCGTACCCGGACGGCTGGCCGCGCAGCCTCGATGCCAGTGTCACGCTCTACTTCGCTGGCGACGCGGAATTTCATTATTTCGGCAACGTCGCTACTGACCTTGTCGGCTCCGATGCCGAGTTCCGCTACAGGCTCTTGAGCCGCTGTATTCAGGACTGCAAGTATTTCCTCGGCTGCGGCTCGCGTTTCAGCAAGTACCTCTGGGGCTGCTGCGTTGAGAATCATATTCAGGCCATGCGCATCCTGTGGGACAGCTTTTCCGACGACGAGAAGCCGGAGTGGACCTCTCTCGAGGAGATTGAGCGGTTCAGCAAAAAGATGCTTGAGGAGGAGATTTACTGATGGCTGCCCAGAATTTCAAGTTGTTCCTTGGCTGTCTCGGAAACGGCGTAACAGTCTGCAACTCCGCCGTGATGGAGGACGGCGATTTCAAGATGGTCGCTCACATCTCCAACGAGGGAAAAATCACTTGGTACGTCGGAGAGGATTACCCGCCTGCGGATGCTCTCGCAAGCATCCGGGCCTGCGCGGAGCAGGAGCGGGCAAAGTACGAGACATGGCTCAACGGCCTGTCTCCGGCCGCGCGCCGGGAGTATCAGCTCGAGCGGCTGCCGCTCCCTGAGTTACTCGAGGAGCTCCGCAAGGCGAAAGAAGAAAGGGAGGAAGCACAATGACCCGCGATATTCACGATTACGACAGCCTCAAGGAGGCATACGATGTCCTGCTCATGTTCGAGCGGTTTCCCGGTCCGGTGCGTAGTGAGCGCGTCGAGGAGTTCGTCACTCAGCTCAAGCGCGACATCCGAGAATATGTCAATCGGGTTTCCGATTGCCACATCATCCGCGACGAGCTCGATTCTTTCGTCGAGCTCGTTAAGCTGCCAGAGAAGCTCTCTCCCCTCTCAAAAGAGAGCGTTCTCGAATGGTTCTATATGCACCGGGCCTACCGCGACGACCGTTATGACGGCATGGGGTGCTCCGGTCAGTTCTTTACCACCCGCGTCAGGCTCTTTCGCCGTCGCGGTTGCTGGTACGCCTATCATTTTGTTTCGGTCGATATGTAAGGAGGTTCAAATGGAAATCAATATCACATACAAAAGCCCGGAGCACGAGGCCGCGTTCCTGTCTGAGCTTCAGCGGATTCCGCACATCATCAATCCAGAATCCGGGCGCGTCAATCCGTATTGGGGCGCGTCCCTGTACCTGCTCTCCGCGCTCACGCGCTGGCCGGAGCTCCGCATTGCCGTCATCGGCGAGGACTACATGATGTTCACGGCCGCAAAGGAGGCTTTCAATTTGAGCCAGAACGAGCGCATCATCGTCGAGTTGGCTGCCGCTTTTTACAACGCTGGTTTGTGGGAAATGCCGGGTTTTGAGATGGTGTCTGGAACGTGTGACACGGCTTTCGCGCTCATTCTTGAGGCGTTCCGCCTGCGTCGTGCAAAGCTCTTTTACAAAGACGGGGAGGTGTCCGCAGAATGGGAAGAAAGGAAATGAGCCTCCGGCGCGCTGTCGCCATCCTGAGCTTCATTGGCACGGACGACTTCGGCCGTGAGGTGTTCGTCGATGAGCTGGGCACAATCTGGAAGTACACAGAGCCCGGTCCAATGCCGAGGGAGCGTCACGACAAGCTCTATACTGCATCCAGTAACGGCCGGGACGGTGAGCCGGACCTGCCGATGTCCGATGCGTTCGACTACAAGATTATCAACTAGGAGGCGGAACACAATGTCTGCTGTCTATCGGACGTTGTACGAAAAATACGAGCAGAACGACGTTTTACACGTCGGGATTCAGGAGGTTGTCGAGGCCGAAAAGGAGATTGACGCGTTTCTCAAGTCTCTCGACCGCAACCAGCGCGACCAGCTCGACACGCTGCTGGGGCGTCTGTCCCGCGCCTACGAGATGCAGGGTTTTCTTTTCGGCGGTCTTGCATCCGGCGCAAAGTGGAACGGAAAGACGACTCCCGAACCGGGCGACGGATACGGCCGGAGTGTCCGGGCCTATCACGGCTCAACGCTCGCTCCGGTCTGCCAGATTGACCGCAAGACAAATCAGGTCATACATGAGTATCCGAGTATCGCTGCTGCCTCCCGTGCTACCGGTCTGGATGACAGCGCAATCGGGAAGGTATGCAAGGGGAAGTTGCCCCATGCTGGCGGTTTCCTCTTTCGGTACATCGAGCAGTAAATCTTTCACAGGTACGCAAAAATATTTCAAGTTTTTGCCATTTTGCTCTTGCTTTCCACGCGCTCGCGTGGTATAATATAGTCAGTTGAGGGGGTTGCTCCTCAATGAGTAAGGTGGCAAGGCCAGAAAGGAAACAAAATGGACGACGAAATGAATACCGCCGAGGTGCTTCGTGACGAGGCAAAGGAGAACCGGACCCGTGAAATTCTCGAGCTTATGCGTAACAGCAAAACGCTCGAGGAGGCCGTGGAAAAAGTAAAAGCCCTGCTCAACAAGTAAGCAGGGCTCTCCGATGAAGAACAAAGGCCGATGACGGCGGCCAGAGTTCTGAAACGCTGGGGGAGTGAGAAACAGCTTGCAGATGCCTCACTTCTCCGGCATTTCTATTATAGCAGATTCAAGGGGGATTTCAAGATGGTGTCTATGCCACTTACAGCTCGCATAATCTACCTGCGAGAGTCTCGTGGACTGAACCGCACCCGGTTGGCGCAGCTCTCCGGTGTCTCGCTGCGGACGCTTGAGGACTGGGAGGCCGGTCGCCGGGTCCCGCGCGATGTTTACCAGATTCATGCCGTCGCCGCTGCGCTCGGCATGAGCATTGAGGATTATCTTGGGCTATAATGAATCAGGAGGCCCGGCGTTGTGCCGGGCCTCCCTTTTTGTTATTCGGGCATAAAGCCGTAACCGGCCTCAAATGCCGCTACTTCTCGGAGGTAGGCAACGTGGCCTGCTGCGCGGTCGATGGCGTCGCGCAATTCGCGGTTTTCCACCAGCTTGAGCAGCGCGGTGAGCGTGTCCTCTGCCTGCATGATTTCGCGGGTGTCCTGCGGGTTGACCTGCTCCATGTAGAGCTCATAAATAGACTGTTCCATGCTTGCCTCCTATGCCCGCCAGCGGTCGAGCCGCTGCCGCGCATACAGGATTTGCGCGCGCCGTTCTTCCCGCTGCGGGTGTTTCGGAGCAGCCATTGTGACGGGAGGGCTGTTCGTGGTCCCCGTGCAGCCCTCTCCATCACCTCCCTGTGGGCCGTCTCCCGCAGGCTGATTTTAACTTGCTGGCTATTTGCCTGTAGCTTTTCGGAGTGCTTTCTCCTGCGTTGAGCCGTAGAACGTCACGAGCACGGCTCCGGGGCCTCGATTTCGGGCTTTTGTGGTCTGGCCGTAAAGTTTGCCGCCTAGCCACCACGACGCTTTGCGGGTCTCCGCAGGAGGCTTTCGTCACTTGCTGGGTCATTTTATGCGTTCAGCTCTTTCTCGAGCTGCTTGATGCGTTTCTTCACGGACAATCCGGAGTTAAGACGCAGGCCCTCCCGGTATGCGTCGAGGGCTTTCTGCTTGAGGTCGTTTTGGTCGTATATCTGGCCGAGCTCCTTGTAGGCATTGGAGAGCTGGTATGTGGACATCTTGGGATTCAGGGCTGACAAGCTCAAATAGTCTACCGCTTTTTGTTCCGCCTGCTCCGTGTAGGTCTCTTTCAGCTCACCAATGCAGCCCTGAGCCTTTTCGAGCAGCTCGTAGGGTGACAAGTCTGTTTTTTCTTCATACCGTTTCAGCCTCTCGGCGTTCTGTTCCAGTGTCTCGGCATCCGGGCCATCAATCCCGGCTTTCGCCCTGTTCTTTGCGTCGAGTTCTTTTTCCCAACCGTCGTCGCCCTCGACCTCGTCCCTTGCCTTTTTCAGGATAGCCGCATACTCCTCGTATGGGATGCCCATGCGCTCTGCCGCTTTCATGGCTCCATAGTCCGGAATCTCCTGCGGCTCGTCTGCCGGGACTGTTGGCTCGAGGGAAAATGTAAAGCCGTGCTTCTCGCTCCACTCTGTCTCCCGCTTCTTTGCGGTGAACAGAGTGAATTTTTTTCGTGTCGAATCCACGTTTATCCCGCGAACGGTATTTGCACTCACCTGAACATCTCCGGCCGCGATGGTCGAAAAGGTGTTCGCATCAATAAGCATGGTGCTCTCTCCGCTCGGGCCGTATGCCGTCATAAAAAGAGCCACGCTGCCGTCGTCCGATATTCCACACGCGGCAATATAAGCATCCGCGTCGAAGTAGGCAAGCGGCTTGAGCTCGCCGTCTGTAATATAGCACCGCTTTTCATCAAAGCAAGCCACGCGGCCCGCCTTGCTCGGTGTAAAGTTCAGTTCGGAGCTCGGTTTCTTGTCTCTACGGTCGCGCAATTCACTCTGGATTTCTGCTGCGCCGTCGATTGTTACCCCCCCCCGAACAGTTGTTCGTGGGTGAGGGACGCAGTTGTGTTACCCATAACTGTTGTCCTCCTGTTCTGTGTTGGTAGTCGTGCTTTTATGATAGCACCTAACAGGGGCAATGGCAACGGCTTTCGCGCCAGCGATTGCAAAATCGCTGAGTATAATATATTCTCTACTCTACTCTTCTTTACTCTACTCTACTTTGTCGATTGTTTCGCCGGAAATACCCGGAAATGCTGCTTTCAGCGCATATCCGCGCGGATATGCGTTCAAAACGGTATTTCCGCTCCGGTTATATTGTTTTTCGTGGTATTTTGGGACAACTGCGTGTGTCGTCTTGCATGACCCTTTTATCAACTTTTTCCACCAAGTTTTCCACTTTTCGGGTCGTTCTGGTATTTCCGCGCCGTTTTTCTGCGGTTATCCACGGAAATGATAGAAAATGTATCAAAAAGTGCATTTCTGTCCCGAAAATGTCTTTTTACGAGAATAACCGCGCCGGAAATGCTGTTTTAAGTGCGTTTCCGGGGAAGATATTGCAAAAAACGGCAATAAAAAAAGAGCCTCCCGGCCCTCTTGTGCGAGGAATACCGGGAGGCTCGTGCTGTTATGTGGTAGCTGCTGGGGCGTCCTTAGCGAATCTGATTCTTGACGTTCTCGTAGGTCTTATCGCCCTCGATAGCGGCCTGCGTGAAGGAGTTGTTATACCACCAGTTGATGAGCGCGGTGACTGTGGTGATACCAGTAGTCACCAACTGTTCCACGGTGCTGCTCTCGATGGGCAGCGGAGACTTGCCGAACGCGCTCAAAATCTGGTTTGCCAGAGCCAGCAGCAGAGCAGCAGTACGGGCGATAGTGGCGGCGGAAACTTTGTTGTTGTTGTACTTCATAATAGCGTTCTCCTCTCATTCGACAATGGATTTGATTCCGCAACGGGAAACGACTTCCCGCTGTGCGTGTTTGACCTTAGAGGCGTAGTCCAAGGCTGCGTGCATATCACCATTGCAGTGCGCGTCAGGGATGCGCTGAACTGCCTTTGCGGTGGCCTCGCCGAGGGCGATGGCGGCGAGAGAAGTTTCATAGATGCAGATTTGCAGCTCCTCTCTGCTCTTTTCGCGCTGGGCTTCAATGTTCTCGCGCTTCTTGGCTTCTTCGGTCCGCTTTCTCTCGTGCTGCTCGATTTTGCGCTCAATCAGCCAGACAGCAAATCCAAAGATTCCAGACGGCACTCCAACGGTGACGAGAATTTGCCATGTTTCCACTGGTATCACCTCCTCCCTCACAGATATTTGTCTGCGCCTGACAGGGCAGTCCAGCTCTTGGGGCCGCAAATGCCATCAGGGACGAGGCCGTGCTTACGCTGGGCCGTCATCAGTGCCTTTGTGGTAGCCGGGCCAAAACTGCCGTCGTGCGGGATGCCGAGGAGCCGCTGCAGCATAACCGTAGCTGCGCGGTTAGCGGCTCCCTCGCAACCCTGCTCGATGGTCGGCAGGACAAACTTGTTGTAGGTGGTGCTGGGATACACGCCGGGCTGGACGCAAAGCCATGTAGCCTTGCCTCCGCGCGTGTCGGTGTGGACAATGGCGGCCTTGTCGTGCCAGTAGATGCCGACCGCGCCAAAGCCCTGTGCGGCCGCGATGATGCCGAGGGCAACGGGGTTTACGCTCCGGTCATTCGTGCGCCAGTCGGCCGCAATGCCGTAGAGGTGGCGGCTTGTCCGGCTGCCGCCGACTTTCGGGTCTGCGTTGTGCTTCACGCACCGGTAGCCCGACGTAACCTTGATGGCCTTGCCGAGCTTGGTGCGGATGGTCTGCATCTTCTGGACGAGCTCCGGGTCAATCATCTGCGCCGTGCATCCGCACGGACAGGCGAACTCGTACCGCTCGAAGTCTGTGGTGATTTTCGTGTGGTCGTTCGGCTTAAAGGTAATTACGCTCATTCTCGACGTCTCCTTTGTCGGTCTGTTTGAGTACGGAAAATTCTGCGTGTACCACCGCGCGGGCTGCTCCGTAGCCCTCCGGCTCCCCGCAGTTCGTTTCGAGGGAGTATTCCTCCCACCGGTCGAGCAGCTTAACGGTGGCCGTCAAAAGCTGTTCGAGCCTCTCCTCGCGGTTCATTGGCGGCTCCTTTCAGCGGCTCTCGCCGCGCCGGAACAGTGTGTAGTGCGGATGCTCCTCCCCAAACAGCCAGTATCGCAGCCAGTCATCGAGGACAACGGCCGCGATAGACACGAAAATCCACAGAATGCTGAACGGGAGGCAAATCTGCCCTTTGTAGTTGAACGGCATACCGGAGTAGTCCCAAACGCCGAGGCCGAGCCAGACGTTGAGAATCATACCGGTAACGAGCTCCGCTCCTGTCACGATGGCCGAGCCGAGGACGCCCTGCCAAATGAGTGGGGTATCCCACTCAAGCAGGCCCTCATTCAACTCACCGAGAATCAGGAAAAGGAATCCGCCGAGGACGAACATCGTCCAATGGCTATGTCCTCTGAAAAGCACCTCGAGTCCGAAGTATACAAGCCCTCCGAACACAAAGAGGATGGCAGTTTTACATACAGAGTTCCTTGCCATTTCGGTCCTCCTTAGGCGGAGAGCTTGTTGATGATGGCCGTAATCTGCGCCTGCGCCGCGCTGAGAATGTCCCCGACTTCCTTTTCGAGGTCCTCGGGAAGGGCGCATCCGTAATAGATGGAGCCGATAACATTCGGGTCGGTCTCGCGCTTCGCCCACTGGCGCAGCGCATTGCAGTAGGTCGTCTGTTTGGTGACGAAGCTCTTGTATTCGCTGTACAGAGTAATAATGTCTGCCGCGCTGTACATAACGCACTTGCCGCCATCCGGGTGGTAAGGGTATTCGGACGCGCCCAACGTAATGGCCGCAAACATCGAGTCGATGTTCGTCTGGTCGTTGGGCATCAGCGAAAAGTGCTGCGTACCGTCGGACAACTCCACGTCAATGCCAGCATAAATAGAGTTCTGGCAGGTTTCAGAAGCGTCGTCCGCCACCTTCTGTGCCAGAGTGGGAAGGTCGTTTTTCTTCCATTCAATAGCCATACTGTCCTCCTTACTGGAATGCGCCGGAAACGGCCTCGATATAGCCGCCGGTGCCGGATTCGCCGCGCTCCACGCTGACGCGGAAGTTAAACGCCGCGCCGTTGGTGGCGGTCTTATTCTCAAAGACGATGTTCACGCCTTTTTTTACCTCGGTCGTGGCATCCTGCCAGACCGGGGAGCTGTCGAGTGCGTTGTTGGTCACTTCGGCTTTGAACTTCGCATCATCGGGGATGGAGCCGGTCACCTGAAGGACGGCAACGGTGATGTCGCCCTCCACGGTCAGAGGTTCGGCCAGCGTCACACTTGCGGCGTGGACGGCCTTGGTGAAGGTTGCGGACGTGCTGACGGTTTCCTTGCCGTCGCTCACCTCAACGGTGATGGTGTGGTTGCCGTTCAGGATTTTCTGGAATCCGGCAGCGCTGGCCGTCTGCTCAAAGGTCAGGGCCGTGCCGCTGGCAACGCCGGTGCGGGCCGTGGCGGTCTTTCCGTCCAGCTTTTCGGTGACGGTCAAGGTGTCGCCGTCGGCATCCCTGACGGTGTACTTCCACGCAAAGGCCGCGTTCTTCCGCCCCAGAGCTGCGCCGTCCGTGCTGACGGTAGGTGCAGTGTTGACACTGACCGTGCCATCGTCAGAGACCACGAGTGTAGAGGGAAGAATGAAAGCGGGGCGAACACCATAGGAGTAGTTGCACCAGTAGTCGTAGCTGGAGCCATCGGTGCTGACGCCCCAGACGCTGAGGTTATTGTAGGTGCGCGGAGAGCGCAGCCACCAAATGGCAGCGGAGCTGCCATTGTATGCAATACGCTTGCTGTTACCGCTGGAGCTGTTGCCAAAGTATGCCAGCCTCACACCGTCCTTCGGGAAATAGCCGTTGTCGCTGGTCGTCCAACCAACCTCATAACCAGACAGCAGGAACACTTTGGTGCTCAGGCCGTTGGAGCCGGTGGCAAGGCTGCCGCCGGAACCAGTGCCGTTCTGGTACGGGATTTTCACCTGCTTAATAGCCGCCCGGATGTTGCTGTCGATGAGGTTGTAGAACGTTCCGTTCAGGTATGTGTGGATGCTGGAATCCTTGTAGGAGTTATTGTTGCCGAACGTGGACGTGGTGTAGATGTCCTTCATCAACAGCCACGTTCCATTGCAACTCGAATCGTAGGTGCTGGTGTTCGGGTTGCCCTGCTGCACAACAATAAAATCTTTGGACGCGCCGTTGACTTTGATTTTGACAATGCTGCCAACGGCTTTCGTGCCCAGTTTTACGTTTGCCATTGTTACCTCCTTGTTTTCGTTCAGGCCCACGGCATGATCTCCGCGGGCCGCGTGTTCTGCGATACAGAGAGGGACAGGGCTTTGTGCTGCTTCTTGTAGATGCAGCGGCATTGCCTCGCCCGCCGTCTGTCACGCGCGAGTTTGTTCGAGTTGATTTTTCGATGGATAGGGATTTTACAGTCAAGCAATTTTTCGAGCCGGTCAGCGTACTTGCGGCGTAAAGAGTAAGTATCACCATGGGCGGCATGGGCATCCCACGCATCAAAGCTCCGCAGGATTTCCTGCTTGGTCACTTCGCCTGCGGGGTATGCCGTCTCCCAATATCTGATCTTGTTCTTCATCCGCTTGGAGCTATCCCGGCGCAGCTTTTGGATGACCGCGCCGGTGTCGGTCAGGTAGCTATGGAATCCCAGAAAATCAATACCGTTCCGCAGCGGGAAAATGGCGGTTTTCTGGTTCAGCTCAAGGCCGTAACTGTCCATGAGCGCCCGAACATCCCGGAGAATGCACTGCAATTTCTTCTTGTCCGAACAGATGATGTAGAAATCATCCATGTATCGGCCATAGTATTTGATGCGGTACTTTTCTTTGATGATGTGGTCGAACTCGTCCAAAAACATGAGGGCGAAAAGCTGGCTCGTCTGGTAGCCAAGCGGCAAGCCGTCCTCCATCACGTCGATGTAGATGCAAAGCAGCTCATAGACACGCGGGTCAACGCCGCGCTTGTCCAGCACGGCTTTGAGCTTGCGTTTTAGCTTCCGGTGGTCGATGCTGGCGAAGAAATGCCGCACGTCGCCTTTCAGCACCCAGCCGTCCGCGCCGTGGCCCTCACGGCGGTAATAGTCCACCATGTGGGTTTTCAGGCGCATCAGGCCGTCGTCTGTGCCTTTTCCGGTCTGGCTGGCGTGGCTGTCCCGGATAAAGCTCTTTGTCAGGGCATCATACAGGATGTTATCGACCAGAGCGTGCAGCACCACCTTGTCCACAAATGCGGGGGCGTGTACCATGCGGCGCTTCGGCTCGTAGACGGCAAAGACCTCAAACTTACTTGGCACATAGCGTATCTGCTGCCGAATGCTCCCGTCTGGCTGCCGCACATTGCAGACAGCCAGCTTACGGGAGAGCTTTTCCGTGCAGGCCAGCGCCTGCGCCTCGTACTCGATTGTTTTGCTTTTGCTGCGCTTTCCCTTCCGGGCTTCAAGGTAGGCTTTGTAAAGTACCTCAAAGCTGCACAGTTCTTCGTATGTCAAAATGACCCTCCGCTGGTTCGCGTTACGGTAGTGGGCTGCATCCGGCAGGGATGGCCCACCTCAGCGGGATGTATTTATCACTTGCCTGCATCGGCAAGCGACAGGATGTGGTTTCCTTTGATGGGCGCACTGCTTTCAGCTTATGCCTACTCGTCACACGGTTCCATCAGAGCGGGGCGAACACCATAGGAGTTGTTGTACCAGTTGTTGTTGTTGGAGCCATCGGTGTTGACGTTCCAGACGTTGTTGTTATTGTTGGTGTTCGGAGAGCGCAGCCACCAAATGGCAGCGTCAGACAAACAAACCGCACCCTTTATGCAAAGCGGTTGCCCGCTGTGCGTTTACGGTTCCGGGTAAAGGACGGCTTTCAGGGCGGCAGCCTGTTCGGTCAGCCGTTTCCGTTCCGCTTCTGCCCGGAGTTTTTCGGCACGTCCGCGTTCCGACGTGAGCCACTTCATCGCCGGGTATTTTACGTCCGTGACCTTCTTTGTCCAGATACCGGCTTTCTTCGCACTGATGATACCCTCCTCCGTGCAGATGGCCAGGTATTCCAGTAGCAGAGAGCAGCCGTCCACAACTGCGCCGATCTTCTCAACGCGCTTGTCGTAGTCGGTCTGGAAATTCACGTTGTTCGCCGCGTGTGCATCCAGCAGGATTTGCCGGGCGGTCAGCCGGATGCCCTCGCCGTACAGCCGGAAAGTGCTTTTGGAAAAGCCCTCCCTGTCCCGCGTGTCGAGTGCATGGACGGCAGTGCCACACACCTTCTGGATGTCGCGCACATCTTCGAGCGCTGCGACTTTCTGGATGATCTTCCGGGCATCGCTCCGGCTGATGTCATCGGTGACGATGCGGGTTGCCCTCTGAGTGTAGCGCAACAGCTCCCGCGCATTCGCGCCGACCTTGAATGTTTCAGCCATCAGAACTCCACCCTTGCCTGCTCTGCGTTCCACACGCCAGTGACGGTCAGGCCGTCAAGGCTGCTGAACGTGGCAGAAAACGGGTTTTTCGTGACGTTCGTGCCGAACTTCAGCTCAATGGCCTTGATGCTGGCGTTCATAGCTGCCACACTGGCACGGATGTCGCTGTGGGCGTTCTCCGCACCGTTGTGAGCGTCCACGGCTGCGCTGATGCGCTGGTCGGTCTCGGCCTTTTTGTAGCCGTCCACTTCCCACCGCTGGCTCTCGGTCAGGTGGCCGTCTGCATCCAGCGTGGCAATGCCGCCCGGAATGCCGATCTGGTCAGTGCGGACAACATCTTCATCCGGCGCCTTGCCGGGGCCTGCGTTAAAAGAACCGTATGCCATTTAGGTTCCCCCTTCCTGTGCATCCGTGTATTTCACGGTGCTTGTAATGTGATACTGTGCAGAAATTTTCTCGGTCGGAGCTTTGGCGGCCCTCAGCCGCAGCTTTCCTTCGAGGCTTTCGGTTGCAATAAAGCCCACCGCACCCGCCACATCGTAAAATTCCGGCAGTACCGTAACATCCACAATGTCGGTAGCCAACAGGCCCGCAATGGGGATGTCACAATAAAAATAGCCGGGGGAGGAATCATCCTCGCCCCAGCCATCGACCGGAATCGTAAAAGACACCGCAGCCGTGACATCCTGCTTTTCGTGCAGGATGTCATCGGTTTCCTCGAATCCGTTTGCCGTTGCTTCGGAAAGGTCTCCGAGTGCGGTGTTGCACTGCTTGATGTGGCTGCAAAGCGCGGCAAGCCCTGTGCCCAAAAGCGTTTTGATCTTCGCTTTTGCCATAGAGCTTACCTCCTCATGTCTTAGTCAGCCAGCAGAGCGGCGATCTCCTCTGCGGAGAAGTCCTCCACATCCTCGTCGTGCAGAACATTCTCCGGCTCGGTGTACACGACGACTTCCTTGCCGTCAATGTTCACATTGCCGTTGGTGGAGCTGGCTGCGGTCTTGGTGGCACCCTCAGAGACACCGGCCAGCTTTTCGCCCTCGGCATCGGTCATCAGGCGCTTGCCAGCCTCGGCGGCCACAAAGTCGGCAGGCTTCTTGCCGCTGTCGGTCAGGTTGCCCTCGCCGTCCAGCGCAGCGAGGTTGCCGGTGGTAGCACCAGTGACCTTATCGGCCTTGCCGGAAATGTCCACTTCCTCAGGGGTGGGAACATACAGACCGTCGTCCTTCAGGGTCAGAGCGTTGCCCGCAGCAGCGGAAACATTGACCTTGACATCCACCTCATAGCCAGCGATGGTAACGGTGGTGGAAGCATCCTTGCCGACGGCCTTAGCCTTGTAGGTATCCACCAGCGCAGCCATGCTCAGGAAAGAGTAGGTGCAGGAGTCAGGATTCTCGCCCTTGACGGCCAGCACCATGACGGGCTTGCCGTCCAGCTTGGGGTCGGTAGCGCCGGGGTAGGTCGCAGCATCGAACTTGAACTTGGCCACGAAGGTGGTCTTGGTCTGGTCGAGGAACAGCTCAGAGGGGAAGTCAACGGAGAAAGCAGCAGTGCCGCTCTTGTCGGTAGAGGTGTAGAAGTTCACGGTGTTGCTGTCAACGCCAAGAGACTTGATAGCAGCGTTGGCTGCGGTCTGCACAGGGGTAAAGGCGTCCTTCTTAACGAAGGTCTTCTTAATCTCGGCGGTCAGGTTGCGGATGGTGGTCTTGGTAGAAATCTGCTTAGACATAATAGTGTCCTCCTAAAATTATTTCAGCATATCAACGATTTCCTGCTGCGTTTCTTCCTCGTTCAGCAGGTCTTCGCTCGTCATAACGGTTTCTTTGCGGACAGTCAGCGCGTTTGCGCTGTCAAAGTCAAGGCCTTCGCCAATGCGGACGGCAATAGCGCCGCTCGCGTCACGCTTCAAGCCCTGACCGATGCTTACGCTACCGGTTTCACCCGAACCACCTCCTTTCCCGAACAGGGTTACGGTCGCCTGAATATCTGCTTCCGGGATGCGCTGGGCGAAAAATCTGATGAAGCCATCATGCGTTTCGCACCCGTTCAGGACACCCGCTTTGGTCGTAGTATAGAAGCTGCCGGGAGATACAACGCCAACGGGTACAAGCTCGCTGGTGCTGTCCGACAGTTCTGCATCATAAATGCACTGGTAGTAATCCATACCGCCAGCGTTTTCGTAATCATCCTCGCTGCGGGCAGGCTTCCACCCGTCAGCCGCAAGGGTGAGTTCGTAGGAGCCATAGTAGCCGCCTGTGCCGCCGTCCACCTGTTCCTTGATAAGAGCCTTTACCTGTTCTTCGTTCAGGATTTCCCCGGATTCAGACAGGTTCTTCACGGCTGCGCTGACCGCTGCCGTGATGGTCGCCGCGTGAGCATCGACGTCGGCGTTGTGCTTTTTAATTTCAGCCTCGACCAGCTTCATAAGTGCCTGCACCTGCGGGGCCACTGTAAGGCTGATATTCGCTTTGTTCGACACAGCCAGCAGAATGTCAACGTCGAACGCAAAATTAGCGTTTGTGCCACTCGCGGGAATCTCGACGCCGCGCTCGTCCTGCATAAGGAACAGCAGGACCTCCTCCCCGTCGTTCAAGCGGCCGAAAACGCCCACCTGATGCATAAGGTAGGCGTCGTCTCCGCTCTCAGTATGAACGCTGACCTTTCGCGCGGGATGCCCGTCGTCGTCCTCGATGGTCTCAATGCCAAGCAGCATCAGTTCGTGAAGGTCGCCACTGACCGTAGTTTCTTCCGAAAGGTCTGTATCAGCAGAGCCAGTACCGCTCACAGCGCGGGTAATCGTCAGCGCGCCGCCGGAGAGAGATTCCGACAGCAGGGCGGCACCGGTGGCAGTGTAGTTAGACTTTTCCCAACTCACGTTGTCTGTCCTCCAATCTTGATTGTGATGGTTTCACGCGCGTTCGCAGGCCCGCCAGCGGCAAACGCCCGCGCGCTGATGGTTTTCGGGCCGATGGTTCCCGGCAGCTTAACAGAGGCTTGCATTCGGGCTGCCCGGAGTGCTCCCGCAGCATATGCCGTCGCGCTGACAGCTCGCGGCTTAATAGTTCCCGGCAGTCGCACCGTGCAAGAAATTGTCGTACCGAGCGGAGCGGCTGCCGCGTATGCTGGCTGTACATCCGGTTTGTAGCTAAGAGAAAGTGACAGCGCAAGGTGCGCCGGTATTTTTCTCAGCAAACACTCGATGATGTCGCTCGAAAGGAAAGACGATTCATCCGGTGGCGATATGCAAACGTAGATTCTGCCCTTGCTGAATTTGACCTCTGGGGTGTCTCCGGCATAACCTCGGACGAGCTCTTTTATTTCAGGCGCGCCAATATGGTTCGCGCCAACAAAATACGACGCTACTAACTTGCGCCGAACCTCAAGAGTTCTGTTCTTGTTCGGTGCAATGTCGAGAAACGCCTCCATATCGGAGAGTGCAGCTGCGTCCATCATCGAGATAAAGGTATCGTTTGCTACTGCGTCAACGCCTGCCTCGATTTCGTCGAGCTTTCCTCCTGCGGCACGCCAGATGGCGTCCATCTCAAAAACATCCCGGTAGAATACCGGGTAAAATGTTTTTAGCTCCTCATATACGCTTGGAAATCCATTAGGATACAGGGTCGGTTTCACTGACGTTCACCTCCCCTAAGACAAAAACCTCCTCTGTTCCGGTCTCGACGTTTGATGTCTGACCGTTAAAGCGGAGGTTTTCGTAGTCTAGCACTCCCGTGAGGCCGTAAATAGTATTTCCGACCGTGCTGATACGCAGGGTCGGCGTTTCTCCGTCGTTCGCCGCAAGATTGATACTCTTGACTTGTGCCTTGAGTGCAGTCTGTGCCGCATCCTTGACCGTGGCAAGGTTTCCGCCCTTTGCCAACGTGACAGAGAACGAAATATCCACCTTTTTAGCGGTGGCTGCAGCGGCCGTGAAGTGTGCGCCAATATTGGCCTGCCCTTCCCCCAATCCGGTTCCGCCCGGGTCGATGTACTCCTGCACACGCTGCACGACAGCGTCCGATGCCGGTCCCCCCTCCGTATCAATAAGAACTCCCTTGACGGTGTTCTCTCCTGCCCAAAGAGGAATGATGCGTGCGCGGCCGACGCCAGAAATGCTTTCGCACCACGTCTTATAGTGCTGGCGGTTTCCGTTTTCAGCCGGTCCCGCAATTTTCTCCTGAACTCGTTTTCGGAGGCTCTCGTCGTCCTCCTCGTCGGAGCCCGGCTCAAGTTCCTCCGCGATAGAACAGGCTGTGAGCTCGCGCAATGTTTCAACCGGAACGACCGCCGTTCCGGACAAAATATCATTTGCCGCCGTTCCGGTTTCCTCCGCTTCAATATAGAAGCCAAGGTCATCGTCCTGCGCCAACACAAAATATTGCCCATCGCAGAAAAAGCGTGTCCCGAGTTCCGGGAGCTCGCCCTCGTATTTGATGCGGTACTTTGCAGCGGAGGCAACCTGTCTATAAACGCCGTTTTCCTCGGCTCTCAGTGTAAGGTAGTCTCCGGTCGCTGTCACCAAGAACACCATCTCGAATACCTGTTCAAGGTCTGCGTAGTATTTGGCGATTTTGAAAGCGATGCCCGCGACAGCATCGTAGAAGATGCTGCCCTGCCGCAGGTCGATGCCATCCGGCGCTCGGCTCAAGATGTCCTCTAAAACCTTGTCATAGGTCTGGGCTTCAAACACTTTATATCACCTCCTCGACCTCTGTGGTCCCATAAATGGTGTCAGCTTTGAAATGCACGTTGCAGTAGTCCTCGTTGAACTCGAACTCGAAGTCATAGACTTTTAGAATGCGGCCGTCACAAAGGAGTGCATCCTCTACAAGCCTCGGTATTTCCGACTTGATAAGCTCCTCCGTCGCACTCTCGTCCTTGATGGTGTCCTTGATTTCGCTGCCATACTGGTTGTCATACACAAGGCAATGGAACCGAGGCGTAAGAAGCGCTTTCTCGATGTACTGGTTGACAGCCTCGAGGCCATCAACTTTTCCAACGATGCGTCCGACCTTGAGGTCGAGCTTATAGGTGAGCGACGGCTGCTCTTTTTCCTCCTCAATGCCGGATATAGCGATTGGAACAAAAACTCTGCTCATACGATAGCCCTTTCGAGCGCGATGTAGCTTTTGCCGTTGTTGAAGCGGAGAAGATACACGGACTCTCCAACCTTGAGTGCATTGTAAACCGTCATAAGCGCTCCTTCGATGACAAAGGTTTGCAGCGAATGGATGTGGGCGCTCGCTTTGGAGCTCTCAACCTTGTGGTAGTCTCCCTCTGGCTGGTCCTTTGCTCCTTCATAAGGGCATCCGATTATGCCAGAGACTTTGCCAGAACGGGAATCCAGCAGGTCAAAGTCGTGCCCATGCGCTCCGCCGATATGAGTATTGCTGTCGATTTTTCCGCCAGCAAGAGATATATCAATGCGGGTCTGGTAGTCGGTAAGGTTGCGAGGGACGAGAAGCGCACTACCAGAAATTTCGAGCTTTTCGTCGTTCTCTATCTTGATGGTAAGCGGACTTTCGCTTGTAACCGTGCCGACCACAATGCCACCATCGTTCGGGAGCATAGACATAAAGAGCTGCTTGAAGCTCGTTGCCTGTTCCGGGTCCATAGGCTTCTCCTATCCGATTTGACTGGCGTTCACCCATCCATACACGGTGCTCTGCTTGTCCGTGTGGATGATGTGATACGGGTGTTTTGCGTTCTTGCCTTTGGCAATGGCCGTTATTTTAGCAGGGCCCGCTTTTGGGCTGTTGGTCGGAGAGGTCGCGGTGGACGCCACATACTGCGGGCCTCCGGTAAACTGAACCTTATCTCCGACGGAGTGCGCGTTCTTTTTACTCGAGCTGCTACTCGTTTTGACTTTCCGCTCCGTGTCCGTCGCCATGTTCATGGTGAGGCGCATTGAATGGTAGTTTCCCTTAAACGTGTGGGTATCTTCGTCAACATAGTAGCTATTCGAGATTCCGAGAGGATTGATGATAATGCAGACTCCAATGCCAGAAATCACGTCCGGGATTCCGAGAGCCTCCACATTGAGTGACTTACTCGGGAGCTTCTCCTCTGCCAACATGGACTCCACCATGTCTGCGAGGTTTGCCTCCTCGGTATTACTGTCGGGCGTCGTGATGTCCTGCATAATTCCGATGGTTTTCTCGAGTTCCGTGTCAGCCTTTTGGGCGACAACTTTATCTTCTTTCGACAACAGCTTGATTCTGGTTTTCACCTTCTCGATGCTGCACGAGTAGTCGTAGTTTGAAAGGTTACTTCCCGCTTCAACCACCCACTGCAAGATGCTGTCTTTCCGCTTAATCAGGCTCAAGGAGCCGCCAGCGGAAGTAACATAGTATCTGATTCCGGTCGCCTTGAAAGTAAGGCTCAGAGCGTCAAGAATCACATCACAGGCCGTTGTCTTTGCTTTCGGGAGTTCCGAAATCACATAGCCCGTATCAGCGACATCCTTGTATGGAATCTGGAATCTGTTGCAGCAATCTTTGAAAATGTCTGAGGCCTTTTTCTGTTTGTAGTTAAAGCTGTCTTTGTTGTTCGACAGATAAATACCAACATCGTAGGCTTTGATGGTCATGGTCTTTTTTGCGTTCTGCTTCTGCGACATGATGATGCCGCGAAAAAGTTCTTCGCCCTCCCAATAGAAAACACAGTGGTTTCCCTTGGTAACATCAATACCGGAGCGGGCGTGTTTCCAGCCGTCATCGTCGATAAGCGAAACGGAAAGAGAGCGTGCCGGAGAGCCCTTGCGGCCACTCCATGTTACGCTCTCAACCAGTTCGCTCATGTCGTAGGTGGTCTCGTCTTTGGTGACGAGAAATGTAATCTTGCCCATTACCTCACCTCACGGGAGCTGCAACACCTGTCCGGGATAAATCAAGTTGGGATTCTTGATTTTATCCTTGTTCAGTGCATAGATTTCGTTGTACCGGCCGCCGTCTCCGAGGGCCGTTTTCGAGATGTTGTAGAGGCAGTCGCCGGGCTTTACCGTGTAAGTTTTTGCCTGAACGCGGTTATCTGTCCGGGTCGAGCTCTTAGAGACGGTCGCCGTCCCAGCAGAATCAACTTTGACCTGCCTGACCTTGACCTCCCGGTACTCCTTGAGCTTGATTTTGTAGTAGATGCTGTCCGGGTCTCCGCCCTGCTCATAGGGCTGCAATGTTTGGATAGCAGCGTAAAAGTTCGCGCTCGTTCCGGTAAGGATGAGGTGAACTGGCTTGTCGCTGTTCTTCCACTCACACAGCTTTTGGAGTAAAACCTTGGGTGAGGTAATGCTCCGGGTTTGAAGTCCCGGGAAATAGGTTGCTGGAAAAAAGCCGTCCCATGAAACCTCGACCGCCGGACGGTCTTGCAAGATAATAATTTCACCGAGGCCGCTGATGGTGACGCTCGTGTTCTTCGTTCCGAGACTGACGCTGAACTTCTCTGGCAAAACAGGAAATTGCATTTTTTCCCGCTCGCCGTCGTGCGTAAGCCAGAGCTGCCGGTTACTCTTAAAAATCATACGCAAGGTCTCCTTCCTCAAAAATCTCGTCCTTAATGATGTTCATAAGGACCGGCTTCACATGGCGCGTCAGAACATCAAGGATTGTATCCTCGTCCGCTCCTGTCGCGTCAATGGAGCCGCTGCCATTGATTTCGAGGATGATTCTTTTCTCGCTGCGGTCTCCTCCACCTTCTTCGGATGGAGCAGACCGGCCAGCAGAACTAGACGCCGCAGAGCCTTCGGTCGAAATAGGTGCCTCGTCGCCTACAACAGCCGACAGGATTTTTTCGGTTTCCTGCGCGGGGAATACTTCGGAGCCTCTTGCTCCAATAATAAGCTCCGGGCCCTCCTCACCGGCGATGTAGACATCCTCCGGTGCGGACACCGTGCCGTTTGCATGACCCGAGACCGTCGCGCTGGGTGTAGTGCTCAGGTGAGCAGCGGCCGCGTTTGCGACGGCCTGCGCCGCGCTCCCGGCCTCGCCAGTCATGGAACGGATGGCATTGCAGTAAGCCTCAATGGTAGCTTTCGCTGCTGCTGCCGCCTCGTCGGTCATCTCCATTTTCTCGACCGTGCCGACCATCGTCTGCTCAATTTCGCCCATCTTCTCGTCGAAGTCGGTCTCCATCTTGGCAACGCTGTCTGCAAAGGCGTCCTTCGCCTTTGTGGTCTCCTCGAACTTGGAGTTGAATTCGTCCACGAACTTGGAGGCTGCTGCGGGCATACCCTCGGTGCTACCGCCCAGTTTCTCGATATTCTGGATGATGGCGTTGATGTAGCCTGCGCTTTCCTCGCTGCCGTCGCTCAACGACTTAATCAGGCCGTCATCGAGGCCGTATTCTGCGGCCTTTTTGAGGTTTTCAGAGTAGAGGTTGAGGTAGTCCGTCTGGCTCTGCATGGCCTTTTCCATGTCGCTGATGGAAAGCTCCGACGAGGTTTTCATCGTGTCGAACAGACCGATTTGGCCCTCTATGCTCTCACGGGCGGACTGGTAAGCCTTGTCGTAGGCTGCGGTCAGCTCGTCGAGAGCAGACTGCGCAGAGCTTGTAGCCATACTGACGGCTTCGTCATAGGTGACGGTCTGGTTCTGCGCATCCTCAACCGCCTGTGCAACGCCGCGCCACTCGCCCTCGATGTCGGAGAGGGTCTGCTGGTTCTCGTCGTAGGCGGCTTGCAGCTCCTCGAGGGATTTCTTGTACTCGTCGATGTCGGAAGTCCACGCAATCCATGGACTGTCCTCGGTCCAGATGCCCTTGACCCAGTCGCCCGTGACGTCATCCTGATACATTCCGCGTCGCTGACGCTCTGCATCGAGGTTTGCCTCTGCTTCGGCGATTTGCTGCTCGAGGCTGCTCTGCTCTTTCAGCAGGTCAACATAGGTCTGCTGCTGCTCGGCCTTGTACTCTGAATCAGCCTGCGCCTTTGCAGCTTTCTTGATGGCCTCGACTGTCGCGTCCACGCTCTCGGTCACGCCGTCGTATGTCAGCCCGAGGCCCGGGACGTCGGCGTTGAGCTGGTCGATGATGGCTTTCATCTCCGTGTAGCTCGCCGCCGTCTGCGAGTTCTGCGATGCCAGCTCCCCAAGCCGCTGGGTCAGGGCCAGAGTTCCGAGCTCTTGCTCCTTAATGCTCGAGGTGGAGCTGTTGTAGGCGTCCATGACCTTGTTGTGGCTCTCGACGAGTCCGTCGCACTCAGCCACAAACTCTTTGACGGTCTGCCGGTTGGCTTCAAACTCGTCGTTGAGCTGGTCAAGCTGGTAGCGCAGGCTGTTGGCAGCCTCGGAGTTCTCTCCGTACTGCTCGCAGGCTGCGTTGTACTGGTCGTTGAGGTTTTGCAGCTCGTCGTACTGGTCGCGGCAGGTAGCCGTCATGCCCTCGTACTCGTCGCTCTGGGTAATCAGAACTCCGGTTAGGGTGACGGCTGCCGCTGTGACAGCAACGATGCCTGCGGCCGCAAGGACAAACGGGTTAGCCGCCAGTGTCGCGGTGAATGCCTCCGTCACAAACTTCGCGGCCGTGGTGGCAATGTTGTAGGCAGCCAGCGCGCCGGTGAATCCGCCCACGCCAACCGCAATGGCCGAAATAGCCGCTACGACGGCCGGGTGCTCGTCCACAAAATCGCTCATGCCCGCAAATACCGAGGTGAATCCCTCGTATACCTGCGTGAGCGCGGGGTTAAGCACGTCGCCGACAGAGATTTTCAGGTTGTTGGAGGAGTTCTCCATCCGCTGTTTGCTCTTGTCGGTCGTGTCCGCCATCGTGGAGTATGCCTTTTCGGTTGCGCCTGCGCTGGTACGCATGGAATCGAGGACGCTGTTGTACTTGTCGGCTCCTGCGTTGAACAGAGACAGCGCGCCGATACCGGCCTCTGTTGAGCTCCACAGGGCGTTGAACGCGGTACTGTCTCCGTCTACCGCATCGCCCAGCATTGCCATCACATCGCCGAGTGAATAGCCCTGCTCCATGAGCTGCGCAAAGGTCTTGCCGGTGGAGTTCAGCAGGACCTCCGAAACGTCGCTGCCGGTGTCGCCGAGCTCATTCAGCATCGATTTGAGGTAGGTGCCGGATTCTGCGGTGGCGATACCGTTGGCGGTTAGGACGGCATAAGCCGAGCTCAAATTGTCCATCTGGACGTTGTAGGCAGACGCCAGAGGAATGACCTTGCCGACGCTCTGCGCCAGTTGGTCCACGCTCGTTTTGCCAAGATTCTGCGTGGTGATAAGGTAGTCGGAAAGCTGTGTAGCATCCGACGCCGCAAGCCCGTAGGCATTGATGGCTGTCGTCAAGACGTCCACGGCCGTAGTCGCCGACGTAAAGCCGCCGACGGCCAGTTTGGTCGCGGTTCCTGCAAAGGACGCCGCATCCGCTGTATTGACGCTGGCGGAAATGGCCTGATAGGTTGCCTCCGCCATATCGCTGGCTGCCTCGCCGGTCTCATTGGAGTAGGTGCGCACCTCTTTCGAGATGTCGCTCAAGGATTTCTGGCTTGTGTCCGCGATAGTGGCGACCATTGCGGTGGAGGTCTCGAACTGCGCGGCCGCTTCGGAGCAGTCAAAAAAGCCGTTTTTAATCTCGTTCAGAGTGGCGGCAATTCCGGCCGACGCAAGGACGCCTTGCAGCTCCTTGATGCCGTCGCGGCTCTTTTTGCTCGATTCCTCACTCTGCTTGCCAGATTCCTCGGATTTATCACCGAACTTCTCGACTTCCTCCGAGGCTTTACGAGCTGCCTCCGCTGCCTCGTCGAGGTTCTTCTCGGTCTCAGTCGTTTTTTCGGACAGATTCTCGGCAGAATCGGCCGCCTGACCGGTGGCCTTTTCATAGTCCCCGATGGCCGAGGACAGGTCATCGACGGAATCGGTAGCGGTATCGGCACTTTTAGCGGTCTGCGTGGCCGTGCGAGAGACTTTGCTCAACGCTCCGTCAGCCGCCGTGCCAGTGTTCTCGAACGCTTCGAGCGCTCGCTCGCCGCTCCGGGTCATTTCGTCAAACTTGGAGGAAATCTCGTCGATGGCCTTGAATGTAACTTTCAAAGTCGCCATAATGTCCTCCCGTCACCTTACCGGATTGTGTCCCGCCTGCACGGGTGCGCAGACTCCTCCTGCTCGGAGGCGATGTAAAAGAGCTTCTGTCTCCGAGTCATCCGGTCGAACTCCTCCGGTCGGAGGCCGTGCCGCTGCCACAGGACATGGGCCCAGTACGTCTCGCTGCCCGCGCTGCGAATCAGTTTTTTGCGTCGTCGATTTCCTTTTCATCGGCCTGCTTCTGCTCCTCCTCGGAGAGCTGGCCGCCGATACCCAGCAGGGCCATAACAACGCGGGTGACATGGGCGAACTCGTCTGCGCGGGAGAAAACCTTCTCCGGCATCATGGTGACGTCCACGCAGTTGTAGTATTTCATCAGCTCCGGGTCGTTCAGCTTGGGGTATTGCAACGCCTCGACGATGATATGGCGGGTGGCCTTTGCGTTGTCGCGCTCGTCGCGGAAAACCACATTGCCGCCGCTGATATACGGATTGCCCTTGCCATCAAGCGCGATGCTCCGGGTGTGGTAAGCCTCGTTGATTTCACGAATGCGCTCAGAGGACAGGACCTTGACTTCGAGCTGAATAACCTTGCCGTTCTCGTCCTTGAAGCTCTCCGGGGCCGGAACGGTGACAACCTTTTCAACGTCAGATGCTTCGCGCATGAAATATTTCAGGTTCTTGCTCATAGCTTTTCCTCCAAAATAAAAACAGAGCCCCTCCGCCTTGGAAGGGCTCTGTACTCGTGTAGCCGACATGGATGCCGGTTACATCAGATAATATCCTTGATGTTGAATGCGATGGCGTCATCAACAACGCCGCTGCTCTCTGCGTCCAGCGCGGTCAGAGGCAGGTCTCCGGTCATAACGCAGCCGACGCAGGTCAGCACGTCAGAGCCGTGGGCCGCATAGAAATCCGAGTTCGCGTCATCCATGATGCCCTGAATAACCAGCTCCGGAGTCGCGCCAGATGCCAGATACTCTTTGATTTTCGTCTTGAGCCAGTTGGTCGTCCTGCGCCGGGTCATATTGCCGGTGATGGTCGCACCAATCCAGCGCGTGGAGGGCGTTTTCTCGCCGAGCTGGCGGCCGGTCCACGTTTCGGGCGTAAAGTTGACGGTCATTTTCACGCTGTCCAGAACTTCGACGCCGTCGATGAACGCATGGCCCTCACGGAGGCTGATGGGATTCTTGTTGTACTGCATAACTTACCTCCTGTTCCTTTAGCGGGTCTTGACGGTGAAGTACAGCTTCTCGGCCGAGTCCACAGGCTGGATGGCAACAATGAAATAAACTTCGTCGCCACTACTCAGGCTCTCGTCGATATTAAAGTCTGCGTCATAGTCCACGTTCTTGATGGCCCCCATTTCCTCGTACTGCTTGAGGATGGTCTGGCCGATACCCTTCATAACAGACCAGCCCGTCGGACTATTGTCGTACTTGTTGGGCGGGAAGTTGTTCTGGATGGTCTCCTGAATGGAGTCCAGCACACGGATAACGCGGTTCTTCCGATAGGTCTTGTCCTTCGGCTTGTTGAAGGAAATGAGGGAGTTGATGTCGTATTCGATGATGACATTGCCCGCCTCGGAGTAGGAGAAGAACATCTCGCCGTTATTGATAGCAGCAATAGCTGCTTCATTATCCTTCGGGTCCACAATGCCGGTCGCGCCGTTGTACAGCTCATAGGTATTGGACTTGACACAGCTGGCGGCTGCCGTAATGCCTGCGATAAATGCGCAAGCCTCCGCGTGGGTCAGCTCCACGTCGTCCACAACGACCGAGTTGGTAACATTGATGACGCCCTCGTGGTCGGGTGTCTTTGCATCAGGCAGGACGACGTTCACACCCTTGCCCATGCTGTCGCGCATATACTTGATTTTGGTGATAGCTGCGGTCTGGAGGGCCGTCTCCGTAACGGGGAAACAAAGCGTGTTGAAGTGGATGCCCTCCATCTTATCAACGAACGCCGTCACGTCGCCGTTGGAGCCCGCTTTCTTTTCACCTCCGGTCAGTTTGAGGCCCGCAATAGCGGTCAGCTCACCAGTGCCGGAGAAAGTAACCAGCTTGTCATCGTTGGCAGCCTCCTGAAGTTCCTCGATAGTCTTAACACCCTCGTATACAGCGGTCGCATCTGCGTCCAGATATACGGTAACATCAAAGCCTCCGGTAGGGTTTTCGACGACCGAAACATGAATATCGTTACCGCGAGGACCACCATATTTGGCCTTTGCAGTAAGCTGTTCTGCCGTGCCAGTTGCGGCCGTGCCATCCTCCGTAATGTAGACGATGACCTTGGAGGCCTTTTTGAAAGCCTCACGAATAAGCAGCATGTGCTTCTCGGTCGTGTCGTACACACTGCGGCCGAGCTCCACACTGTAAGCATCCGGGGCTGCTGCCGTCAGGGTGATGGGCGTCTTGGCGGGGCCAAAATCGTAGCCAATCAGAGGCAGCAGCACGATGCCGCGTTCGGAGTTGCCGACAACGTCGTTGCGCTCGCTCTCGAAGTTGATGTATGTACCCGGCCGCGTCTTGCCAGCCAGCCTATCGTATTTACCGCCTGCCATCAGACACGCGCCTCCTTCCCGAGCCAGTCATTGATATGCTGCTGCATTTCATTGACGGTGTATTCGCCGGTCATACCAGCCGTTGCACCTGCGAACGTGCTGGCCGAGACGTTAAAAAGCGTCCGGCAAGCACTCGCCAGACGCTCAATAGGGAACTTCTGCGCAGGCTTTTCCGCTGCGCTTGCGTTCTTTTCTGCCATGCAGATACCTCCTGTTATTCAGTTTTTCCCTCGGCCGCTTTGAGGTCGAGGTTGTAGTGCATTACCTTCTGGCAATCCACCCTGTTGTACGGGCGGCGGCTGTCCCAGTGGAGTGTGAGCTGGGCCGTGCCTGTGTCCAACCGTTTCACTCCTCCGGGGTCTTTGAGCCGCACTCCACCTCCTGCTGCTGCTCCCGTCTCATCAATGAGCGGAACCAGCAGGCGGGCTGCGCAGAGGGCGTTCATGGCCGCTGCCGCGCTTGCGTAGGCGTCCTCGTCCGTGCTGGCGAAAAACTGGATGTACCAGTCGTATTCCACCGCATAGGACGCGAACGTGTCGCCGAGAGGTGTGAGCTCCGGCTGCGGAAAGAAAACAGAGGGTACGACGAATCCCTCCGGGATGTCCCAGTAATAGGGCGTAATCCCGGGTACGGAATCGAGGATAAAGCGGATAACGCTTGCGATTTCCTGCTCTAAGGCAGCCATAGGTTTCACCTCACAAAAAATCCTTGAAATACTCGTCCAGCCAGCTCTGCAGCTTCTTTTCGAGCAGCTCCGGGTAGAGCTTTTCTAGGATTCTGATGGAGCTTTCCCAGTAGTGGGAGCCCTCCACCCATTTCATTTTTAGGACCATCCCGGTCTTTTCTCCCGGGGTGTAGATGAAGCGGTCCTTTCCGTTCGCTTTTTCCCAGTGTCCGGGAACGAATCGCCTCTCTATCCCTTTCGGGTTGGTCCAGTGGCCGTCATTTACGAACTTGGCGTACTCGACGTTCGTGCCGACCTCAAGGGTCAGGCCGTTCTCGTCGAGTGTCCAGACGTTCTCCCCGTCGCCTTTTTGGAAACTGTGGAGCAGCAGCCGATAGTCCAGCACGTTCCGGCGAACGATTTCATCTTGCAGAATGCGTAGGAACTCCATGCCGAGCCCTTCAAGGAATTTGTTCAGTGCCCGCTTAAAATCGCCCTGCGCGGCCTTTCCGAGCCGCTTCACGAAGTTTTCGAGCTCTACTGTGTCGAATGTCACCTGCGCCATTACAATGGCCTCTGTTGGGCTGTGCGGTATATCTTTACCGTCATGTGATGCCCTCGGATGTTTCGCGGTTGACCTGCGGTGTATTCGAGCCCTGTTTCGCTGCTGACGATTTTGTCGTTGAGCCTGATGTCCGTTCCTGCCGGGAGTGTGAGCTTTATGTCGCTGTCCATATCGTTCTGCGGTTGCTGCTGGGCGATTTGGATGGACGCGCTACGCACTCCGAAATGGCACGGGACTTCCTCGAGGTCCGGCTGTTTGGGGTATTTGAACTTGGGGGAGCCGGGGAGCCCGTAGCCGGGGCTCGTGCTCTCCTGCTGGGTGTGGTAGATACTGCAACGATGGTCAAAGAAGTCCTCAATAGCCATTGGCTCAGAGGCTCCTTAACCGCATCGTGACGCCGTTGAGCGGCTGCACGACGACGTAATCGTCCAGCAGGCTCTCCACGCCCAGTTTTCCGACGTCTATGATGCTGCTCTCTGCCGTGTAGGAGTAGTCGTCAAAGGTCTCGCTTTTGAGGCGGACTTTGGTCTGCTCAACGGCATTGTGGGCGTATGCCTCCGCGATAAGGAGGACCGCCGTCTTGACGTTCTCCGGGATATCGGGGTATTTCTCCGGGTCGTCGAATCTGTTGTTGCAGTAGTCGATGACCCAGCTCTCCGCCCGGGAGATGTCAATTTTGAGCTTGCTGTCGGCGCGGTTCTTTACTTCCTCAAATTCTGTGTACTCTTTGAGTTCCTCCGGCGTGACCCACGGCCGTTCGGCCATCAGCCCTCCGGGGCGATGATGGCGGCCGCTGCGGCTGCATCCGCCTCATACTCACGAATCTTCTGCAAAATGCTGGCCTTAGTGGTGCAGCCGGTCAGGTCGATGCCGTTGTCCTCGGCAAATTCCTTGAGCTCGTCGAGCTTCATCTTGGAAATGTCAGGGACTTCCACGGGCTCCTCGGCGACGGCCGCGACGACCTCCGCCTTGTCCTTGCCGGTGGTATCGACGCCCATATCGTCAGCCAGCTTGTCGAGCTGCTCCTCGTCCATCTCGCCGAGAAAGCCGGTGTCCAGATGGCCGGTGACGGTGTAAGCGTCAGGGAGAGCCTCGAAATAGCCGCTTTCCAGCAGCGCGGTATATTTCTCGGGGTCGTCCACAAAGACGTCAGGATGCGCCGCAGAGGCGCGCACAACGCCATCATAGGACAGACCTTTAATCAGTCTGAGGTGCATAGCGTCCTGCCTCCTGTTAGATAGATGCCAGACCGGTCACAATGGCCGTTGCGTCCAGCTCCTCAACCAGCGTATCGAAGTCGAAATGCACGACATAGAAACGCTTGTCCTGATAGATGGCCTCCGGGCCCTCGGTGGTCTTACGGATGACGACGCCGTAGGAGTTGACGACGACCAGATTCTTCGGGTCGGTCAGCATAATAACGTCGTCGGGCAGGGCCGGGACCTCGATGACGGGAACGCTGGCGGGATTCTCGACGCGCTTGTCGGTAATGATGCCGCCTGCGGTGACTGCCTGATTCAGGATGTAACGCTCCCACTCCTGACGGCGGTGGGGGGACATCAGCCAGCGGAGAGAACCGTTGTTGAACTTGTCGGGAACTGCGCGCAGGCCCTTGTAGAACACATCCAGAACCATTGCACCGGAGTTGATGCCGGACACATCGACAACGTGGCCGCCCTCCTTGAACTGCTTGACCCAGCCGTCGTTCACCTTGAGGAAGTCGGCGTCATCGACAGTACCCAGCTCGGTGGCCTCGCCTGCGTCGAATGCGCCTGCGGTGTGGGCTGCGGTGTACTGGTAGACCTTCTTGTTGTATGCGACGAGGTCGCCAATAGCGTAGGTCTCAGAGGAGCTGAACTCCTTGACCTTGGCATACCGTTCGTCGCCGTTCAGGCACAGGTCCTCGCGGTCGCAGCCAATCTGACGGGTCATCAGGTTGGTGACGATGGTCTCGTAGTTGGAGCCCTCGATGTTTTCGCGCAGGGTCTCCTCAGTGATTTCCCACGGCAGACGGACAGGGGTGCAAGCGTATTCCAGCTTGCCATGCTTCACGCCGGAGCGGTAGCCGTCGTCGGTGTTCTCGGTCTTTTTGCGCAGCAGACGGCGGCCAACGCCAATCTTGTCGATTTCGCCGGTCTTTGCGGAGCGCAGCTCGTGGCGGACGAGGCCGCTCAGCGGAGTGGCCTCAAAGGTCTGCTGAATGAACTTCTTCGCCTGCTCCGGGTTCAGTGCGCCGCCAGCGGCCAGACCGGCGGTGGTGATGGTCTGGCCTGCTGCGTTCACGATTGCCTTATTGCTTCTCATGGTCATAGTGCTTGTTCCTCCTTACAGGATACCGGCGAGATAGTGCGGCTCGGACTTCTCGACAGGGTCCTCCGGGTCGCCATCGTCGTTCAGGTTGGTCGGCAGGCCTGCGGCCTTGCGGACGGGTGCGACAGCCTTTGCGACGGCCTTTGCGACGACGTCCGCAACATTCTCGGCGGTCAGCAGCTCCGGGGTCTTTTCGGGCTCCTCCTGCTGGCCGAGAGCCTTTGCGACGGCTTCCTCGACCATCTTGCCGACGGCCTCGACGGTCAGGCCTGCGGGCTCTGCTGCCGGTTCTGCGGCTTTCTGGACGGGGTCAGTCGCGGGCTTCTGCTGGTTTTCCAGTGCCTTGGAGACGGCTGCCGCCACGGTATCTTCGATTTCTTTCTTGGTCACTTCGGTTTCCTCCTGTTCTTCTTCGGGGAATTTATCGAGGAACTCCCCGAGGTTTGTGTAGATGGACTGCAACGTGCTGCGGTTGGCTTTGCTCATGGCCTTGCCAGCCTTGATGACGGCGCAGCTTTCGAGCGATTTCGTAACGGGTTGCCCTTTGGTGAGCAGCTCGGTGACGATGTTGTTGAAGTCGTTCAGGGCGTCTCGGATGGTCTCCTCGTCCGACGCGAACTCCCAACGGTCATTCACCCAGTTGTACCGGTACAAAACGTCGTTGAGCGCGTAGAACGCGGTCCAGAAGTTGTCGCTCTGGCTGCGCTTGGTGTAGTTGTCGGCAACTTCGCCTTTCTCGACAACATCAAAGCCGAGGGCAGCGGCCATCTTCTTGAAGATGCCGCGCATACCCTTTTCGGGCTGCTCCTCCGCCTTTGCCACTCCGTCATCGGGCAGCGGGTCGTCCTCGTCGCTGTACTTGCCGACGCCGCCCATGGAAAAGCCGGTGATTTCGCCTTTCTGGACTTTCTCGAAAATATCCGGGTCGTCCACCTCGACGGTCATCATCCATGTGCCTTTCTTGATGGCCTGCTCTCCGACGCTCATATCGCAAGGTGCGACATAGCTCTCGACGACGGCCGCTTTTTCGAGCGGCTCGAACGAATGCTGCACATCCACCTGATTGCCGTTCTTGGCGAACCAGTACGCGGCCTTGGTGATTTCCTGCTCCGTCATGTAATTGCCGTGGGCGTCCTCTGTGAGGGGCTCATAGACAATGCCGGTGATGTAGTGGCTATCAGCATCCGCGTTGAGGATTCGGCCGTAAGACGCAAAAGAGGCGGAGCCGTGCTCCGCCTTGGTGATAAGAAACTGTTTCTTGTTGGCCGCCTTGTCTACAAGGCTGACAAAAGAAATCTTTGCATCTGTGATGGCGTACGCTTTCTCGATTTTGCTCATGGTTTTCTCACCTCCTCTCTACGCCCCTAGGTAGGGCGTCTAATGGTCGGCCATGCGTCCTTGCCGCTGCGCTCAAGGAGCGCAACGTCAAAGGGCTTGCGGCCTATATCCTCAAGCGATGAATAGAACCAAACGACCATATCATCGCACTGGGGCTCGTCTACGATGGAGAAGATGCGCCGGAGCTCGTCCTCCGGTGCGTCTGCCGGTGCTGCGCACCACTTGACGATGCGCAGCCTCCCGGGGAGCTGGTATCTCTCGACCCGCTCCACATGGTACTTAGGCTTGAAAAGGCGGCGAATAATCGCCGAAACGATGCGGTCAAGTGCTTTCCACATGGGGCTCCTCCTCCGGCATAATGATTTTGACGTTGGGGTTCTCAATCAGAGCCTCAATCTCGGATAAATCGGCTCCGAATGCAATCCGTAATTCAAGCGTTGCGGGCTGTCCTGCGTCATGGTGCAGGGTGTACCCGTTTACGATGTTCGCCAGCTCAATGCCGTCGATTTTGAGAATAGGCCGCTTTCCAACTCGGGCTTCGTCGATGGTAACTTTCATGTGTAGTCCTCCTCGTTGATGCCTGCGCGCGCCTTGTTCTGAGCGTCGAGCTCTTTCTCCCACTCTCCGTCGTCCTCCGCGATGGCCTGCGCTTGGAGGGCCTGCCGCTCCTCAAGGGAGAGGCCGAGCACCTCCTCACTAACTACCGGCTGCAAAAGGCAATGGCAGTTGACGCTCTCTCTCGGCGGCAAACAGACGTCTCTCGGGGTCATGGGGTAATAGGTGTTTCCGTCGGCTCCAATCAGGGTGAACGGCTGGTCTTTGGGAACGCGGACGCCGTCCATGTCCACATGATTCTGCCTCGGGTCGTTCCGGTAGGCTCCGGTGTGTTTCCACATCTTCTCCTCGACTGCGGGGCTCTGGATGTAGCTCTCGAGTTGCGCGTAGCCGTGCGCCCGGAGCACCTCCGTCAGGGCCACGCTCCGCGCGCGGTAGCCCGGGGAGCGGATGCCGCTGTCTGCAATGAGGTTTGCAACGTCGTTGATGCCCTTGCCGTCGTCGAGGCCTTTTTTCAGGACCGCCTCGATTTCGGTCTCGGTGTCTAGCTTCATAATGTCGGCGAGGTCGCTGCTCCACGAGCTTATCCAGTCGGTCGTCCTCTTGGTAAGCTGCGTGACGGTGAGCTCCGCGTCCGTTTTCTGGACGTAGGCTTCAACATACGTCGGCATGATGGTGGAAAGCTGCTTGTGGAAAACGTCGAAAAGGTCCTGCGCCAGCTTGCTCTTTTTCTTGAACTTGGGCCAGTTGTCCTTGAAGAACGTCTCGAGGTCGATGGTGTCGGCCAGCTCCTTGAGCAGGTCGTCGGCGTTGTCCTCGAGGAGCTTCGTCACGACCTCCTCGATTTCGTCCACGGTGTCAAGGCTCTCTTTTGCCTTGAGGTAGCCCTCCATCGTGAGCTGCTCGTACAGGTCGTTCTCTGCTTTGGCGAGGTAGGCGTCGATGGCCTTGATTAAGGGACCGCAGCGTAAGCACTTCACTCCGCGTCGCCCTCCTCCTGTTTCATATCAACCAGCAGGCGGCGAACCTCTTTCATCACGGCGACGAGCTCCGTCTCATTGGCGGCTGCCGCTTTCTGAATCTGGCCCTCGAGCTGCTCCTCTACGCTGGGCGTACCCTGCGGGGCGTTCTGCGCTGTCTTTCCCTCCGGCTGTGTGTTTTCCTTGCCGGTGGAAGAACTGCCATTCTGCGCCACGCCGGGGCTATTTCCTACCATTGCTGCGGCTGCCGCCCGCTGCTGCGCATTCGTGAACGCGAGTGGGATGTCGCCCCATTCCTCGGGGAAGTCCTCGGAGGTCTCACCGAGAGCCTTGTACAGGACGCTCTTTGCCTTGTTCGGGGTGAGGCCGCCCGCGTTGTTGCAGACGGTCAGCAGTTTGTACAGGTCGTCGGGGTTGGAAACATCCGGCGCGCGGAAGAACACCTCGACGTACTTGAACTGGTAGCAGTTGAGCAGCCGGTTGTTGATGGCCCATGCCAGACGCCGCCGCTCCGGCTGGAATACCTGCTTTTCGGTCACTTCCATAGCCGTCTGTGCGGTCGCGCGGTTGAAGTCCGTTGTGTAGCCGGTGTAGAGGTCCGGGAGCTGGAACGCACTCTGCACCTTGCGCCGGTTGTTCTCGAGGTAGTCTTGGAAAAGCTCGTCCTTTTGCAGGATGGCGGCAAGGTCCTTGACCTCGACCTCCGGCCGATTCTCGGTATTGAACCCGGTACGGTTGTCCGCCGCCTCCGTTTCCAGCACCATGAAACTGTGCTGGCCCGCCTCGCCTCGGATGCCGTTCATGTACTCCTTGAGCTTGTTGAAACTCTCGTCCGTCAGGCTGCCACCTTTCACCATAATCAGCAACGGCGTGTGGCGGCCGTTCAGGAAATAGTTATTGTTGAGGCTCTCCGCTCTCCGGGCTCCGTCTACGGTCAGAATCGAGCCAATCCACCGGACCTTGCCGTATGTGGCCGTTCCGATGGCGAACTCGATTATTTCGTTGGCACGGCTCTTGAACTCGAGCTCGTCAACGTACTCTCCGCTCGTCTGGTCCATGATTCGCGGGTCTCCAAATTCCTTGTAGTAGACCGTCTTGCCGTTGACGGTCTGCTTGTACTTGCGGAACTTCCTCATGCGGGTCTCGGTGTGGTCCCGGTGGAAATACTCCACCTCGACGCGCGGGTCCAGCCTCCGGCTCTTTTCCACGCTGGGGGTGTCCTCGATGAACTCGAGCTGCGTGACGTTCCCGTCCATGTCCCGGATGACCTCGGCGTAAGCGCAGCCGTAGGTTTCCCGAGCCTCTACGATGTCCTCAAAGAGCTCGTTGCTCTCCTGCTCCATGTTGAGCATATCGACGACCTCTGTGGCGCGGTCCCACTCTGCTTTCATCTCCGGGGTTTCGTCGGCGTCGGCAAAGTCGTCTTTGTAGCGGATGTCGATGCCGAATCCGGCGATGTTGGACTTGTAGGCCCGGATGCACTGGGGGAGGATAGTGCTTTCGTCCACCATGCGGGAAAGCCCTCGGAGGTCAAAAGGTGGCTTTGTCCAAATGCCTGCGGTGTATGCCTCCTCCGGCGAGATTTGCAGGGAGCCGTCTGCTTTGGCGATGGGCTTCATCCCGCCGCGCTGCTCCGGGTCGTCCGCCTTAACGATGCGGACGCTTACCCGCTGCTGGGCGGGCTGCTTCTTGTCGCTCACTTCTTAACGTCTCCTCTCCTCTTGGGTTTGACCGGCAGGCACAGCAGGAGGATGCAGTCGGCCTCGTCGGGCGAGTGCATCCCGCGCTTCTTCATGGCGTCCTTGCTCTCCACTCGGATTTTGGCGTCGTCGGTCATGGAATACTTTCGTGTAGAAAGCTGGCCGACGAGGTCGTTATCATTCGGGAGAATGAGCTGGACGGGCTTCTGGACGCCCTCCGGCGTCTGCGGTGCAAGCAGGTTCTTCACGACGCTCATCATGTAGGTGGTCGTGTCGTAGTAAAAATCATGGCGGATGCGCTGGCCGAAGTAGACCGGGATAATATCCATCCACCAGAACCGCTCCGGCTGCTCGCGCTTAACGCGCTTGAGGCGGTCTGTGACGCCGCCGCCGAGGCCGCTGTCGTCTATCTTGATGGGGATGACCTTGTCGAACCGGTACTTTTCCATGAGCCTTAGGCCGAGCTCCATAATGTCGTCGGCCGTCTGCATAAGGTCCTGCCCGCTCTTGCGCTTGTAGAACATGGCCTTTTCGTCCACCTTGTAGCCGATGACGGTGCGGTCGTCGCCGTAGCGGGCAACGTCGCAGCCGATGTCGATGCGGGCGGGCTTTGCCGGTTCCGTCCATTCGGTCATAATGGATTTTTCGACGAGCGGCAGGGGAATGAAAACGTCGTTCTCCTGCCGGGGGAACTCTCCGGCCACGCGGACGCGAAAAACGTCCGAATCCTCGCCGTACATCTGGATGATGGTTTTAACGAAGTCATCCGAGACGCGGCTGCTGTTCCGCCCGTCCACATGGAACGTGGTGTAGCTGCCTCGGTTCTTGTGGTGGCTGTCATAAAAAAAGCCCGACAACTGCGTCGGGTTTCCACACATGAGCAGCCGCGCTCCGGGCGTCGAAAGTGCGCCCAGCACCGGCTCAAAAACCTTATCGTCCACGCCGCTGGCCTCGTCGATGATGTAGAGGATGTCGTCCGCGTGGAATCCCTGCAGGGCGTCCGGCTTGCTGGCCGTTCGGGCTACTGCGAACCACTCCTCGGGGTACTGCTTCATGTAGACCTTTTCCTTTGTCCACATAAGCTCCTGCTCGAGGGCTTTATTGTTGCGCAGCCACTTGCTTATCTCCGCCCACAGAATATCGAATAGCTGATGCTGCGTCGGGGCTGTGCAAGGGATTTTGGGAAATGGCCGGGTTGACATAAACCAGATAACGGTCCACGCCTCGACCGCGCTCTTGCCGATGCCGTGGCCGCTGCGGACGCTCGTCATCTGGTTCTTTGCCACAGAATCCAATATGGCGCGCTGGTTCTTGTCCGGCGTAACGTGGAGCAGGTCCTCGACAAAATCAGCCGGGTGGTCTGCGTAGTACAGGATAGCCTCTTGGGTCATCATGTCTGTTCTCCTCGTTTCCGGTTCTCGTATGCGGCTGCGATTTCATCGGCGAGGGAGAGCGTGGTTTCCTCCTGCTCCTCTGCCGTCTTGCCTCCGGCCGTGACGCCTGCCTCCTCCATCCGGTTATCCCGCTCAAGCTCTGTAGCCTTGTCGAGGAACTGGATAATGTCCTTTGGCGTCATCGACCCGTCCGGCAGATTCTTGAGCTCCGCGAGGGCTTTCTCTTGGAGCTGCAAGGCGATGCCGATGTGGCGGGTCCTCATTTTTTTGTACTTTCGGAGTGCCTCTTGTCGGGCTACGTCATCCAAATGGTTGTCATACGCTCGGCAGCGTTCTCCCCACTTTTTCTCGCGGCTCCAACGCTTGATAAGCGTGTCACTCTTGGATAACTGTTCGGCAACGACCCGTAGGCTCCTGTTTGAGCCCATATCTCGGTAGATGGCAAATGCCTCGTAGGCCTGCGCGCTTTCGCCCGGTTGACGCTCCCAAAGGTCGTCTTTGGTCCTATTCGGCATTGTCCTCCTCTCCTCACTTTCAGCTCTGTCCCGGGCTGCGAGGCTCCGCGCCCGTAATCCAGAATAGGGTGCTTTCCGGTGCGATGCCGGAGCTTCTAAGCCACTGCATCGTCTTTGCCTCGTAATGAGGATGCAGGCGAATGCCCCCCCATGTAGCCGCTGCGGACTTCTCATAGACGAATCCGGGGCTGTGGAAAAGGTCGTGGTACTCAAGCTCTCGGTCTGCGCCGTACTTTTTGAGGGTCTCATGGATGAATCCGCGCCGGTCCGGGGCCGTGGCTACGAGGTGCATCCTCTTGACCCGTTTCCCGTACCTGTGCAGTCCTATCATCACGCCGGTGGCGGTGATGCCGCTGCCGCAGGTCATCACGAGGTTTTCTATATCGTCCGGGAGGTTCTCTGTCTGCGCCGCAACTGCGGTTAGCAGCGTGTCGCCGTACCCGATGATGTTGATGCCGTACTGGACAATAAAGCTGTTTTCCTGCGCCGCCAGCTCTTTTGCGCGGGCGTGTAAAATGCTGTGGCGGCCGGAACGTGCTGCGAGCACTATGGACGCCCCATATTTCATCGCCAGCCGGGGCATAGGCAGAGCCGCAACGCTCTCCCGGGTGGTTCCGCCGTACACGATTCTGCACGGCATCCCGTTTGCCCGGGCAACCGCTGCGGTGATGGGTGCTTGCGGGGAATGGATGCTGCAATACGTCAGCAGGCTCTTGTAGTCCTTCTTGACGCTGTTCACCAGCATCACGCATTGCCGGAGCTTTCCTCCGTTCACCTCTCCGGGGCCAAACGGGGCGTAAAGGTCGTCCCGCTTGATGTGCAGCCCATCTACCTCCTGAACCGGCGTCAGGCTGTACTCATTCATCCAGTCCAAACACCTTTCTGTGGTAGTCAGTCTTTTTGGCGAGCTCCTCCTGCATCAGGCCGTAAAAGCTCTGTTTTGCAATTTTGCGCCCGCTGCCCGCGCTCTGGTTCAGCGTTTTGAACGGTCCGCCGGTTCCGACTTCCTTCATCTTTTCCGTCGGCTCCGGGTTCTTGCCGTTCATCAGCATACAGAGGTTGTACTCGTTCGGCCGGAATCCGGGCAGGCCGTCGATGCCGCAGCAGGTCATGCTGTCGCCCATCGCGCGGAGCCGGTTCTCTCCGCTGTAGAATTTCAGGCCGTACCGATGACACTCTGCCCTGATGGCCTCAAAATCGTGCCGCAGGCGGGGCAGCGGATAGCAGAAGTCGCCGCCGATTTTCGTCATTCCGGGTTTGGCCTTGAAGAACTTCATGCCCTCCACGATGACGCCGTAGGCTCCTGCCTCCGCGATGCGGGGGATGTTCTTCATGACGTCGTGGAACACCTCGGGCATATACGGCTGAATGCGGACGATGGTGCGCTGCACTCTGGCCGATACCGTCTTGAGGATGGCGAGCCGTTCCTCGTAGCTGGGCGTTCCGCGCTCAAGGCGGTCGTACTTGCCGCACACCATACTGATTTGCAGCACACAGTTGCACTGCGCCAGCAGGTCGAGGTACTCCGGGTCCGCAATGAGGCGGCCCTTTGTGCTCACCACAAACGGATATTTCGTCTCCGCCAGCAGCTTGAGGCACTCGTAGCTGGCGCGAATCTGCTTTTCGACCGGCTGGAACGGGTCACTCATGCCGCCCCAGTGGATAGGGATGTTCCAGTCGCACCACTCCGTTTCGTTGCCGCGCTTGCCCTCGATAAAGGAGCGCAGGCCGTCTACGCTTTCGTCGCGCTCGATGTGGCTAATGTCGTTCTTCTTCTGTGCAAAGCAGTACCGACAGCCGTGCGAGCAGCCGCGATAGGTATCGAAACGCACAGGCAGGTTACAGAGAATAATCTGGCTCCCGCATTTGCAGCCCATTAAATCTCACCTCTAATCTTCTGGACGATGATGGCAACGAGGTCCTCTTTGCCGTTTTCTTTGATGTGCTCTTTCAGGACGTCGCGGTCCTCCGCGCTGAACTTGAGCGAGATGTTGAACGTCTCCTCGATGCTCTTGAGCTCGCTGTCGAGGAAGTCGCCATCCACGAGGGCGTCCACGTTGTTCTCGAGGGCCTCGATTTCGTACAGGTCGAATCCCGTCTCCGGTGCTGCGTCTCCAAGGCCGTCCAGCAGCTCCTTGAGCTTTACCTCGTCCCATTCGCCGGTCACTTTGTTCATGGCGATGTTGAGCTGCTTCTCTGCGGTCTCGTCGAGGTCAACCACGGACACGTCCACTTCTGTGACGCCCTCGTTCATAAGAACGGTGAGCCGCTGGTGGCCGGACACGACACGGTTGGTGCGCCTGTTCCAAATGACAGGGACGACCATGCCGAACCGCTCAATGTTCCGCTTGAGCTTCTCGTACTCGTCATCACCGGGCATCAGCTCCACGCGAGGGTTGTACTCCGCGCGCTCCATGTCGGTGATTCTTTTTTTGATAATTTCCATCAGATAAGCCCCTTCGCCTTGTTCACGAGCAACTGCGCCAGTTCGACCTTGCCTGCTGGGTTCTCGTCAATGTACTTATCCATTGCCTCATGCACCTCCTCGGGCAGGGTGAACGTCATGGTGTAGCTTGTCGGCTCGCTCTTGCCGGTGTCGGAAAAGTCCTCGTTCAGCAGGTCCTCGATGTGGTCGTATGTCACCTTGAGGGCGTCGAGCTCCCAGTCATCGAAACCGGTGAGGGCCATCTCGTCCTGCTCTTTCAGCTCGTCCAGAATCGCGGTGAGCTTTTCGTTGTCCCACCGGCCAGAGATTTTGTTGAGCGAGACGTTAAGGATGCGCTCCTCCTGTTCGTTGAGCTCGACCTCGACGACCTCGACCGTCTTGTAGCCCTGCTCCACCAGCACTTTGAGCCGCTGATGGCCGCCTACGATGTTGCCGGTGGTCCGGTTCCATACGATGGGCTCAACATAGCCGAAAGTCTCGATGCTCCGGGCCAGCTTGTCGTACTGCTTGTCGCCCGGTGCGAGGTCTTTCCTCGGGTTGTAGTCCGCCGGATGGAGGTCGCTCACCGGCAGGGTGATAATTTTCATCTGCCGTTCCTCCACGACCCTTTTCGGGTCTATAACACATAAAAAAATAAGGACCGCCCGGAGTCGGGCGGTCCTTTGTCAAGAAGGGGAATTTATTATGATGCCAAGAAATTGTCTCTGTGCGCGGTTTTACCGCCTACATTGTATCTCAGACCTTGCGCCCTGTCAATGCCGCGTTTATGCCCCAGAACGGGTCGTTTCGTTGCATAGTTAAGCCTTCTTGATGCCGTCGATGCCGAAAATCAAGGCCGACAGTGTGGCACAGGCTGCGTCCACATCCTTGTAGACGGTTCTCTTGTCGATGCTTTCCATCTCTGCTACGGCGGCCGGAGAGAGGGGCCGGTCCCGCAGATACAGGGCCTCGATAACGCGGTAGTGCCTCTGTTCGGCCTCGTCCAAACTGTTCCCGCATACCGCCTTGTAGATGTCGAGCATCCGGTTCACATGGCGCATGATAATCTGCGTCCGGGCTGCGGACTTCATGATGCTTTCTACTTTGAGGTCGTCCTCAAGCAGCTCGTCCAGTGCCTCCACAATTTCTTCAACGCTCTCCTCGCCGGTCGCTGCGCTGGCCGCGTCGTATACTGCATTGGCACAGTTGGCATTAAGCGTGGTATAGTTACGCAGCAGGAGCTTTGTGTTACGGAATCTCCGGTCGCTGCGGCTGTCCCGGAACTTCTTGCGCTCCTGCTCCACGGCCTTGATGCTGGCCTCCGCTCCGAGGCGGGCAGCGTCCGTCACAGCGGCTTCTACGCTCTCCTGCATCTCTTTTCCTAAGACGGCCCGAACAGCAGCAACGGCCGCCTTTGCCGCCACCTCTGCGGCCATTACCACAATTTCTTTTTCAGTCATTATGCTCCTCCTCGGGAACGCCCGGCAGCTCGCCGAGCAAGGCTTTGGAAATTTTCTTGAGCGTCTCGCAGGCTGCCACCACTTCGAGTGCAGAGACCCCGCTTTTCTTCATGGCCTCTGCGAGCTTGCCCGCGCTGTCCTCCGTGATGGGGACACCCATAAATGAGAATATCGGTTTTTCCATGTTCGGCTGCTCCCTCCGTATTTCGTTCACCAGCATAAAGCGTTCCGGCGTCGTCCAGTTCATCAGGCGGCTCAACCTGCACACGGCCGCGCGCCACTCGTCCGTCTCCGGCTTCGTTCCGTAGGGCATCCCGCAGAACGCCGTGAGCACGTCGCTCGCGCACGAGATCTGGTTGATGTCGTCCATCGTTGGGATGTCCCGCATCAGGTCCGGGGTAAAACCCGGGCCAAACCGTACCGCGTATTCCTTGAGGTCCGGCTCCGTGACATAGCTCCGGCCGTACCGTTGCTTCATGCTGCGCCAGACTGTCCACGGGATTCTGTACATCCGCAGCCCGTCGAATGTGGCGACGATGAAGCAGTGCGCGCCGAGGGCTTCGTAGGAATCGAGCTTTTTGGCCTGCTCAGGGAGAACGCGGTCTTTGTTCAGCCTGCCGGTCCCGGTGCTCTTTGCCTCGAACATCACCGCGCGGCCGCCGAGCATGACGCCTTTGAAGTCTGGTTCCGCCTTTTTGGTGTAGACTGCGCGGAACTGGCCCGTTTTGTTCGGCTGGCTTACCGGCCGCATGGGCTCCGGTGTCTTGCTGATGTCCGCGCGGCCTGCCTCCGCCAGCCGGGTGCAGGATGCCTCGATTCTCTCCTCGAGCTGCCCGCCCTGCGCGCGGCTCCGTGCTCCCTGCAATGCCCGGAGCGGGTCCTTTACCGCGCCGCTCATTCGAGGTAGCCCTGCTGGCGGGCGAACTCTTCGATTTTGTAGGCGGTCGCGCTCTTGATGCCCTTGCACTCTCCGGCGTTGAGCTGCTCGAGGAGCTGTGGCAGGGTCTTGCCCGGGGCTGGGGCTGCTGCGCGCTGGGCCTCCGCTTCGGAGTAGCCGGTGTTGTAAGCCTCCTCCCGGATGTGGTCGATATGCTCCACGAGCTTCTCGTCGGTCATCTTGCGCAGCTTCACCGCACGCTCATGTACGTTCTTCTCCTCGCCGGTCATCCGACAGTTTCTTTTCTTCACTGGTTTTCCTCCCTTTCCAAACGCTTGCACCGGCCGTTGTTGTAGGCCATGCACTTCTTTTCCGAGCACCAGCCGAAACGCTCTGTCGTAATCTCGGTACGGCTGGTCCATGAATAGCTGACCTCCCGCTTGGTGCTTTTCTTGTACGGGCAAAACATACCGTCATCGCTCATTGTGCTGCCTCCTCTCAAAGATTCACGCGGAGCGGCTGCCCGGTCGCAAGCTGCCGGTGAACGAACTCCCGCTCGAGGCAGTTGCTCACCATAACAAGGGCTTGCAGCTCTCCGGGGAGAATCTTGCTGTCAAGGTAGAGCCGCTCAATTTCCGGTTCCCGTGCGTGGAGTTCTCGGATGGCTGCCTCCGCGTCCTCCCATTCGGTCAGGTCGTGCAGCTCTCCGAGTGCCTTGTCGAACTCACTCTTTTCCGGCATTGTCGTCCTCCTGTTTTGACGCCTCTTTGTCCAGATTGTCCTTGAGGCGGTCGAGCTTGTCCCATACGATTCTCGTAATGTTCACCAGCTCATGGGAGTTAAAAATTGCAAAGAGCTGCACCAGCATGATGAAAACATCGGCGATTTCCTCCTCGATGTTCGAGTACACCTCCTGCGTCTCCCTGTTGAACGGGGTATCATACTTGCGCTTGCACTCTTTGAGCTTGCAGAGGGCCTTGGTGAGCTCCGACATTTCCTCCACGGCCTTGGTGAGCTGGGCGTCTTTACCATAAGTGCCGATGGCGCGGTCGATGGTCAGCAATCCCTCCGGCATAATCTCCGGGATTCCTGCGTCCTCGTAGTTCTTGAGCCTGTCGCGCAAGGAGGCGAGAGCCCACGAGAGGGTGTAATGCTCCGCCAGCAGACCCTCGATGGTCTCCGGGCCATCGAACAGGTGCTCCGTCAAGGTCATGTCAAACTCCTCCGGCGTCCCCTCGGTGTCGATGTCCGCGTTGTGTGCCTTGATAAGCTGCTTCATGTAATCGTTGAGGCTGATGCTCCGGCTGGGCATCTGCACCCAGCCATCCTCGCCTCGCACGAACAGGTTGAGGGACTGCTCGTAATTCCCGTCCGGGGTGTCGGTCGTCATTCTTCTCTGTGGAAACATAAATTTTGTCCTCCAATTTTCAAATTTGATAGTCAAAGATTGAAATATGCTTAAATCATTTTCAGGTGATTTTAAGTTTTGGGCTGCCGCTTTTCATTTTTGAGGCGTTCCAGCCGCTCGTCCTCTTTTCTGCTGAACCACTCGAGGATTTCGATTATGAGAACCACAAGCCCTCCGCTCAGCAATGCAAATCCTATCGGAATAATCCACTCGAATAGGATGTACTTGCTCATTCCGGTCCGTCCTTTTCCTGCAAGCCCTCGTCGATGACGCCGAGGTCGTAGTTGCTCTGGACGAACTTCATGCACAGCTCGTGGCGGATGCCGTTGCCGAGGTTGGTGTAGATGTACTCCATATCCTCCGGCGTGAAATGGGTGTCGAGCAGCTTGTTAATGCCGTCGAGATGCTCCTTGCACAGCGGCTTGGTGAATGCCTTGAACGCAAACCGTGATACGCCCTCGATAACCTCCGCCTTGAACTCGTCCGGGGTGCTGCAATGGTTGAGGTTGATGTAGGTGTTCGTTCTCGGAACGAGAATCAGCTCGAAGTTCATGGTGACGTAGGCTTTGGGGAAAGCCTGCTGAATCTTCCGGCTCCACGGGGCAACGAACGGGCTGAACCACGGCAGCATATAGCTACGGAGCTCCTGCTGGCTGACTGCCGGGGCGTCCTGAATGTGGTCGATGCAGCACTCGATGGCCTCCCGCTCTGCGAGGCTGTCCGCCTCCTCGAGCCAGCCGTTGAATACCCGGACGATTTCCTCTGCGTTAATCGGTTTCATGTTGCTCCTCCGTTTCATCCTCCATCTTGAACCCACAGACCGGGCAGAAGTTCCAGACCCAGCTGTCGAAATCGCTTTGCGAAATTTTGGCTTTGCAATGGGTACAGCAAATTGCCGGTTCCTCGTGACTGTTGTTTTCATCATCAACGATGATAAACTTCAATTCCTTGTCCTTCACCCACTTGGCATGACCGCGCAGGCTCTCTGGGTCGATGGCGGGAGCCTCGTCCACGCTGTTCAGGGCATCCTTATAGCAGCATTCTTCAATGGTGAACGGATTGCTGGCGTGAAGGTTCATTTCAATGCGCTTGTGCAAAGCGTTCGCATCAATCAATCTTACTTCTTCCATTTTTGATAGCCTCCTTTAGATACTCAAAAATCCCAATCCGGCTTCTTGTCTCTCGGAATTTAACTTCCACCGGAATAATTTTTGCAGAGCCAGAATCTTGCATTTCGGGAAAACGCCGTTTCTCTTTCCGAATCAGCGTCTCAAGTTCCATTTCGACCGTCTGCGAGTGGCACAAATCGTAGTCCGCGATTATCCCGCTAAAAAATCTCTCGACCTCGTAGAACGTCCCTGAGTCGTATGGCATCTCGGGCAGTTTGTTCATTGCCCACTCTATGTATTCCTTTTGGGGCGCGAACACTTTTTTTGAAAGAATCATTGTAAACTTCTGCTCGGCATCCTTTGTGAGTTGTTGGCCGTCCGCCTC